AATAGGACGAAGACCATAACCTCCAGTAAGACTATTAGCCATTTGGGCCTCCTATTAAAAAAAGTTTCATTTCTGTGAACCTCCAAAGGTCACGCGAGATTGACGATCAGGTTTACTGATTGTCATTGTTGAATGTGCATTCTCTCTCATCATATCCTGATCCACTGCTGTCATCTGGTCCGCATTTCTTTGTGAAAAGTAATCCGTTCTTTCTGCAACAGTCTCAACAGGTATTCGAGCAAGAAGCAATCCTCCTACGCCAAATACACCTTCATATTTACCTGAGTCCACAACAGGGGCTTCAAAATCTGGGTATTCATCCTTACGGACTAATTCCCAACCCTCTCTCATTTTTGCACTGATATTTTTTGTATCATTGTATCCACGGGTTTCCGCTCTGATCCAACGATGCTTAAAACCATCAGGCGCAGGTGGTGCGTCTAACATAGATGGGGGAGCCCATGGTTTACGCCTAACCGACTTCTCCCTAGTTTGTTCAGCGCGAGAAGTTCGCTTCACAGTATTCTCAAACATTTCATTTTGTTCTTCAGCCATTTAACTTACTCCTTCACGTATTTCGCGTATTCTTCAAGTGGCACACCCAATTTTTTAGCTATTGCAACTTGGCTAGGGGTGAGTCTAACCTTTTTATTACTACTGCGCCCAGTGGTTGTGCGGGACACGGAAGCTACCGTCTGAGCGGGTCGCTTGCTTCCCCCGTTAAACTTATGCGGAAACTCTGTCTGCACTCGTCTGTCGAGTTCAGTATAGTACTCATCGGAGTTCGGGTCAAACCCTTCTTCCTCAATTAATTTTTTATGAATACCAAAAGCTGCATAAGTCATTGCTTCATCCTGCCCAAACCAATCATTTTTAGAAGCCCATGCTTCCGCCTTTGGAGAAGGTTTTCGTGCAGGTTGTTGTACTTGTTGTTGCGGTTGGGGCTGCTCTTGTTGTTGTTTAGCCAACCGCTCCTGTTGTTGTTTAGCCTGTTGCGCTCGGTCATTCTCTATTGCTAAAGAAGTTATTTTACGTTGCGCCTCAACAACAGCGTTAGTGTCGCCCACTTCCATGGCCTTAGCCATTTCTTGTTCGGCTGCCGTCATCTGAGATTCTACCCGTGTGCTATACTCAGTCACATAATTTGTGTCCAGAGTATTCATACGGTTTCTAAGTTCTGTGGATTCCGCCTGCACTTTTTGGGCATAATTTATTGCTTCTTCACGCTGACGTTCAGCCTCACGCATCTTTTTAGTCAAACGATCAATACGCTTCTGTGTTGCAGATTCCGCTTTTTCAAAGTTGTCTGGTTTCTCGACCTCGACAGCCTCTACCTTATTTTCTTCTTTTTCGTCCTGCTTCACCTCTACTTCGGTGTCCTGCTCTTCTTCAAGCTCAAGTTCTATTTGTTGCTCTGCCATTATTTACTCCTAGAAATGCAAAATGTCTTCAGGTTCTAATATCTTAGCAAGGACCTCATCGTCATTAAGTATCCTTACTTCGCCCCCATCTATCTTAAAACGCGATCCGGCATATCGAGCAAACATTACCCAATTACCGGCTTCACACCACGCCCCAGTAGGAAACTTCTCTTTGTCCTTAAAAGCTAAGTCGCCTACTTTCAATACATAGCCCACTTGTGTGGATATTGTATTTTCTTCAACAACATTTTCCGGCAGATATATTCCGCCCTCTGTTTTACCTTTGCCTTTGTAAGGAAGTATCAAAAGTCTCCAACCTGTGGGGGTTGGCATTCTTTCTAAAAGTGTTGCGCTGAGTGCTTCAGGGTTCAAGACTTTTTCTTTTGAATCCACATACGCCTCAGCAACCGATTCTGCTTTAGTCATTTAAACGCTCCTGTTTATCTAGCAGGCCCTTGAGTTCCTGTTCCACGTGATTAAGAGCAGAAAGATTGCCCATCATTTCACGATATTGCTCCATATTTTTTATCTGGTCGAAAAGTAGTTGCTCTTGCACAAAAGACTTACGGTCATTAATAATTCTGTAAATGGCCTGTGCCAGTTGTACTCCGTCCAAAATTTAACTCCAGATAAGACTTAATTTAGTATTATGCGAAAATATAAGGCTTGTCTAGTTCTTTTCGAAGTGCGGACCATCGATGAACGGGCGGCGTGATTGCGAGCGACGTAAATCGATATATGCGTTCATTGCTTCCTCTGCTGTGCCCTCCCAATCCCGAAGGTCATCTATTTGCCATGCGGCGCCCCACCTAATTTTAACGCCTTCTCGCACCGCTGCTTCTTTCATAGCATCTGCTATCTCATCATAAACTGCGATTTCCCAACATGGCTGTCCGTCTTGGTACGCCATTAAATCGACAGCGTGTGCTGTGCCATCATCTTGCAAAAGGTGTTTACTACGCATAGTCTGGGATCGCCCCGATTTGAAAAGCTTTTCCTGTTCAGCTAAAGAACGAACCCCATAAATCACGCCAAAATCGACGGATGTCAGCTCAATCGCCTTCTTTACTGTCTCTACCAGATCCTCGCTTACGCCCTCCAGTTTCCCCAGACTCCTGTTTGATAATTTGAATGCCATCTTTTTTCTCCTGCTTTTTGTGAACAAAATCAATCCACTCTTTGTTCATATCATAGAAGTATTGACAATATTTACAACGCAAACTTTCGTCTACGTTTTCCATATCGTGGCCACAAACATCACACGTGGCGGTGTTTATTTTGTTAATCCTTTTTGCTTCTCATACGTGCGGAGTCCCCCGATTCCGAGCATACCGCCCAAAACGGTTAGAAGCGTACCCATATCGAACTCGGGAAGCTCAGGTAATTCCACACCGGCAATTGCACAGCTAAAGATAATTAAGTCTTTAAGGATAAAATGATATAAGAAGGCAAACGCACAGCACCAACCCACTGCCGGGCGCCATCCGCCCTTAAACAAAGAGCCCGACGCCGCTTCGGCCTTGTTAACTTCTATCTGTGAAAGCGCAAGCTCTTGAGCGTGTTTCTGCCCCATCGTGGCTATTTCATGCGCCAATTTTGCTTTTTCGTCCTTATCTTCTATAAATTTATCAAGAAGACCGCTCACAGGACCTATGAGAGATTGTAACATAATTAATCCTTTGGTGGTATGGGCCTTCCGGGTGTAACTGTCCCGTCAGGATGATATATTGGTTTAGTATAACGTATACTACCTTTGCCCTTCTCTAATTTTAATTTCTTCGCATCTTGCTCAATAATCCGTGGGACACCATAGATATTATTTTCGAGAGAGGCTAGTTGTTTTTCAAGGGATTTTAATTCTTTATCCCCACCGCCCATCTTAACTTTTTGCCTACCCCTATGTGTTAGAGTTGCAAAATCTCCTCTTCTACTTGCTGCCATCTTTTAGTTCTCCTCTTTTAGCTAATTGATTGAAACCAATAAAACTACCAATAACACCCATATTACTCAGGACCCATATCTCTGCAATACCCGAAAGATGATCTATGCGCTCAATAGGAACTATGGGGGTCATTAATACACCAATAAATGCGGTTACCGTTAAGGCAGAAAACCATACTATATAGCGCTGTTGATCCTCTTTCTTGTCTCTATTCTCCAAAAGCACCATACGCTCACGCATTGCCATCTCATGGTCGCTAACGACACCATCGCCGTTTGCGTCAGCCTTTTCCCACACAGAGCCTTTTTCTAACTTTTTTTGTGTCACTCCTCCCTCCTTTCCGCTACTTTTGGTTTGCAATATGCAGAAAAAGTATTTCTTGTTTGTCTCTCATTATAAAAATTTATTTTCTCCGCATACCAGTTGCACTTATCAATACTACCATATTCTATAGAATCATCGTAAATTTCACTACCTTCAAGAATAACTAACACAAACAATAACACTTTCATTTTTTAAAACTATCATTTAACGAATCAACAACACTGTCAATATTTGGTTCTGAGCCCCCGGGCTCATATTTACATCTATATTCTACAGGACATTGGCCCTCAACAACAAGCGAATACGTATCGTTTGCCCCTTTATACAAACAAACCTCTTGACCGTTTTTAGCCGTTTTGCGCTTATAGCGACGGCACGTTATATACTTTGGGTCCTCTCGTATCCCTTTACGAACCTCTTGCTCCCAAGTCCAATCACTAAATTTTTTTAAAAAACAACTAAAACATTGAATAATATTTTCTGATTGTGCTAAATATATCACACCTTCATGTGCACAAAGCCATTCAAACGTTTCCTGACCGCCTTGTTTACGAACACAATTAGTCGAACCATCCCCTGTCGAGTCCCATAAGGGAGTAGACGAAGAGGCCAAGAAGACCCAAGCCAACAGCAAGCACAACGGTAAGTGCCACGATGCCGATAACTTTTTCCCTAAATATCTTTTTATCATATATCTCCTGCTGCCTACGCTTTCGTATCTGCCCCTCCATTCGTAATAACTCGTCCCAAGCAGCCGTTCCGTGCGTAAACTTAATAAACTGTTGTAGCTCGTATCGCTGCTCTTCAAGTTTCTTTTTTGCTGCGAAAGCTTCGATTGCCTCTTGTTCTACCGTGCCCCCACCAAATACCTTACGAAACATAGTAGGATTCTTTGCTGATTTATGTGCGGCATCCACATCAGACACAGCACCCATCCATCTTGACAGATCCTGTGACATACTTTCAAGATCGCGCCCTGCCTGAAAGGCGCGCTTAATACCTGAAAAAGCCGTACTTGCGGTAGCTACAGCCGCAGAAATAGTGATTGGATCGAACATAGATTTTCCCGTAGTTTCATGGTTTACTGACCTTTACTTTTAATAAACTCCCTTTGCATTGCTGCATCTATACGTGCTGCTGTCTGTCGTTCCTGACTGGACAACCGCTGTTGGAACTGATCGGCACGTAGTCTCTGATTCTGTGCATCAAGATTAAGTTTCGCCTGATCATTCTGCGCATCGTTCTGTTCGGCTTGAGCCCTAAGCTGCAACTCCTTCTCCTTGAGCTGCACCAGTGGATCAGGTCCCTGACCCGAGGCCTGTTGTGATAGCTGCCTGAGCTGCTGCATACCTTGCGCTACAAACTTAGCCTTAATCGCCTCCATCAGCATCTCCTGCTGTTCAGGCGCCATCGGCCCCTGATTACGCATCTCCATCATCGCCATCTCTTCCGCCTGTATCTGCACGTGCTCAATACAATGTTTTTGTAAAGCTATAGCCATGGCCGGCATATTTCCAATCATAGGGGACGCCCCAAAAATCAAATGCGCCATAATGTGGGACTCATGGTCCTGCCCTTGAAATGCTTTCAACACCACCATATCCATAACATCTATATTCTCCTGCGCCGGATCTTTGGGTGTGGGCTCCTCATCGGGCACACGCTTCATAATCCTGTCCGTATCCTTGACACCCAACGCATCATACATATCACGATACACTTCATACATATTATGAAGATCAGGTGCTGCACCAGCCAACTGTAGCTTAGTTTGTGCTAACGCAATCCTTTGTGCTTGCGAAAAGACATTTGGGTCCGATACAGGAACAACATCCACTCTATCGTCAAAGTCTGTAGCCTTAACAGCACTATCCTCACCCTCTACCGCATACGGGTATTCATCAGGTAAACTCTCGCTCATTACCCTTGACAGGATCTTAAACTCTAAGCGCATCGCATAATGCAGGCGTTTATGCACCGCGCTCATCACCCGTGAGCCCTGTTCCAACAAGGCTATAGTTGTACCCACAGCAGCCTGTTGATTGCCGTCACCGACCTTCATATCCGTAATCGTGGCAAATCTACGTCCTGCATCAACAACAAACCCCAGTAACTGGAATAAGGTTCCGTCAGGACCTTTAAATGGCAGCGGCATTAGGCTGTCACGAATAGCCCCTCCGGGAGCGTCCACATCGCGGAACTCACCGGGCTGAAGCGGATCATCGTCATCCCTGATCCGTAGTCCACGGGCTTTAAAACCCGCAGGAAGATTGGACAACGTACCAGCGTCGATTAGCTGCCTCAGTGCCGCTGTGGCGGTTCGTGACAACCCGCCAATCGTGTGAATAAGTCCCAACCCATAGAAACCAAAACCGGGTAGAAACTTATAGTGCACAAAATACTGTATTTTGCGCTTCATATCATCATCTTCACGATAATTACGGCGTATGGACAATATTTGCCCATTATCTTGACTAATCGTTACCACATAGGGCACTTTTATGCCTGTTGGCTCTCCATCATCATCTTTCTCTTCATAGCCCTCAATGTCCAAATCAACATGACATTCTAACAAAGTACAGTCATAATCTATCTGAGAGGGCGACATACCATCAATTCTATTGATTTCATCGGTTACAGAATCGCCTTCAGACTGCCCCGGAAGCACCGGAATATCGAGATAAAACCCCGATATTTGCTTCTTTCTGAGCTCATTTAGCGATATTCGTAGTGTTTGCGTAATATTTGGGCACGTTTCAAGGTCAGAAGTCTCGTATGGCACCACTAAATGCTCTGCGGGTATGAATTTAGATACCGCTCTGCCTAAATTTTCATCATAATACACTTTTTTGAACGTAGAACCGGCCAAAGGCAGATAAAATAGCATCTGATCGAGCTCTGGCGTGTATTCTTCCATTACATTTGTGATGTAATAGTTCATAAATTGCCGTACACGCTGCGATTGCTGCTGTTTATCGCGTGTTTCGGCCCCAACTATAGCTGTTCTTACAGGTCCGGACGCCGGAAGTAGCTCATTAAACGCCTGTGCCTGAAATTGTGTTGCCGCTTCGGCTAATAAAGGGTGTGTTACCCCCGAAGACCCCCTAAACGGCTGTGTTCTTTCTTCATAATTAAACCCTAACAGCTCCAAACCGTTAGCATAAGCGTCTTCCCACTCCTGACGACTTGCTTTATTCGCGTCATACTCTCCTAAAAGCTCGCCTGCTATACGTCCAAGCTCTCTATCGGGCATTTCTTCCGCTAAATTAGCATAAAAATCATCACTCATGCCTCTTTGATCGGTCGGCTCAAAGTCTATAGTCACCCCGCCATCGTCCTCAGCAGTAATCTCTATGTCCATGTTTTCCGCTTCAACATCCATATCAACCATCGCCATCGGCTCCATAGTACCGGGCATTTCTATCTCTACATCAGCGGCCAGCTCCTCCGCTGTGGTATCTGCCGGTATATCTTTTTCTATAGCCATACGTGACTCCTTTTTTCTAACCTACCATAAACGGTTGATAAGCGCCAATACCTTTTGGACCCTTAAACATATCGCGTGCCACATCAGACAATCCTGCGATACCGCCCTTTTCTTTCTTCTCTACTTTTTTTGGTAAATTTATAGTATAGGATAAAAGTTGTTTATCGCCTATCATAGCACCTTTTCTAAATTGTCGAGGGGTGTCTAATATTATTAACTCCTCTTCAGCAGGATTACCTACAAACTTTACATCGTCAATATCAATAAGTTTTTCAGTAACAACCTTTTTTTGATCTTTTAACTTCTGTAATCCCGCCTGCTCCATCATGGCTAGTGTTTCTGGATCTTTTGTACCAAAAAGTTGTAGCTCGGTATAGTTCTCCACTCTTCTTACAGGAATTTTACCGGAAGGGAATGTTCGTTTTAACATTCCTTTCATTGCGGCTTCATATGCAGGATAATCCTCATCTGTAATGGCTTCTATCAAAGCATCGCGATCGTTATTAAAAGTATAACGATTTAGTTTTTTACCTAATTCAGGAAACTCTAGAAGAGCCCCCTCTTCATCCATAGCTTCAAATAAGGTGTCAATGTCTTGTTTTGTAGTAGTTGACCCACCCCCCGCTGCTTCCGTCAAAAATTTCGCGACAGAACTACGTTGATCGCCAATACCACGACCCTTGGGCACTTCTGTAAAAGGTATATCTCCGGCTGCGGACTTAATCACGTTTTTATAATTATCACCACCCTGAACTAAAACATTATCGTAACCCCGCATAGTTTCTGCAATCTTGCTCATTTCATTAGGGTTACTTATAAAGTCACTTACCTTGTCTTTTGTCATTAATTGATTGTAGTTCTCTATAGGAGCGTCCGCACGTATAAGTCCGTGTTTCGCGGACAATATAGCAACATCGACGTTTTCAGGTACACCTGCTTTTCGTATAGATGTAAAGATAGGGCCTAAATATCTATCTAATGCTTTCATGTTACCAACGTCAGGGCACTTCTTATCACCACAAGACACAATTAATAACTGACGGCCTTTCTTGGCTTCGGGGGCAAAAATACTTTTTGTTGCTTGTCCGGAGGGCAACATTTTCGGAATAATGTCGGAGGGTAAATCAATATCTAACGTACCCGCGCTAGGCTTCAACGATCTTTTGGACTCTATCGACTGCATCATCCTCTCTAAGCCAAGGTCCCGCACCTGCTTTCTTAACCCCCGAGCGTCTATCGCGTCGTCCAAAGCCTTGGAAACATCTTCCTTTCTCAACGGATCACCAGAACGAACAAAATCATCAGGACCTTTACCTGTTCTCATCATGTGCGATATATCAAGTTTCATCTCTGCCATAGCAACAAGCTCATCATCACTAAACTTACTAAAGTCCCCCGCGTCTTTTAAGACTTTATCAAGGTCTTTGTTCATCGACAACGTGACCGAATCCATCTCCTCCCCAATCTTCATAGATTGAGATAAACTCTCTACCGCCCCCGTTGGACTCGAAGACCCCTCCTTAATAACCTTATTCGCACCAAAATATAAATCTCTTAGTTTTTGTGCCTTGGCGGCTGCACTTCCGAGGGCCCCTTTTAAACCAACTTTCGCAACTTTGGCCACCGGTGCAGGGGGCACTAGATCAACAAGACCTTTACCAACAGGTGCTGCTAGAGCCGCTGCTCCCATACCCGTGAGCACTTCACGACGCGACAAACCCTGCTTGGCCGCCGGTGTCTTTTTAGCAACATCATCCGCTGCGCCTAACAAAAACAATTCTTTCAAGGCATCTACCCCTGCGGTAACAGAGGGCTTGATAACATTCCGCAAAGCATACGCCCCGGCAGGCAAGGCTAATATGCCTGTTTCCATAGCCGATTCGCCATACTTACCTTCTTTTAAAGCCTGACCGGCACGCTGAAACCCCGTTACAGGATTCATCTCTACCGCCGCTTTTGCAAAGGGCCGTAATCCGGGAGGTATGTACCGTGTTACATCCTTACCAAAAATACCAAACCGTTGTTCCGCCATCAGTAGTACGCTCTTACCTGCACGTTGTTGTCATCCTCATCCCAATCGTCCGTTGGTAGCTGCACAAAATTACCCTGACGATACCGCATCAAAGCCTGTGTCATACTATCCACAAGGTCATCATACTCCCCATTTGGAAAAGCTGCAACCTCCTCTATCATCTCATCCGCAAACTTCGTGTCTGGTGCGTACACCATGCCTGCTTCAAAAAGAACCGATACAGAGTGCACGCGCGTCACCTTATCATTTCCCTTACTCGGTGTAAAGTTAACAACAGGTATACCCATGTTCCGTAGTTCGTGGGTCAAGGGCAGCCCTGTCGCTTTCGCCTCTATTATAATCGTATCCGGCTCCCAATACTTATACTGCTCCAACGCTACCTGCTTCAACTCAGGAAAGTCCCACCTGTCCTTCTGACTATCAAGAAGTATCAAGGCCGGGGGTCCCCCCGCTTCTTCCGGATAAAAAACACCCCATGTCGTAATCGCGCTATAGTCCGATGTCTCGCGTTTCGTAAACGCCGTATCGTAACTCTGAATAACATATTCAAGATTGGGAATATTATCCTTCTCCCACTTCTGCCACCAGTCCCGTGGTATAATCGCATTCTCCTCACCCGTCGGATTCTGCTGATACTGCGCGTTCCATTTACTAGGAGGAATCGAGGCACGTACCGCCGTTAAATCCTCAAGGCTCCAAAACTCCGGCCAGCAGGGTGAGCCATCTTCAAAGATTGCCGGTAACTCCACAACCTCCCACTGATCCGCTAAGTCGTCTTTTGCCATCGCACGCATCAGCTGTCCCGTCATATCTTTCTCGGACCACCGGGTCTGTACCAAAACAATACTACCTCCCGGCTGTAGTCTCTGTCGGGGGCCCCCAGTGTACCAGTCCCACGCATCGTCAAAACCCGTATTCGACATCGCTGTCTGCTCCGAGTGTGGGTCATCTATAATCACTAGGTCCCCACCACGACCGGCCAAGTTCGAACCCACACCAACAGCATAGTACATACCACCAGAGGTCGTGTCCCAACGACCGGATGCTTTACTGTCCGCTGACAGATTAACAGACGGAAAGATCTCTTTGTAATCGTCACTATCAATAAGGTTCTTGGTCTTACGTCCAAAGTTCACGGCAAGCTCCGTGGTGTGCGTCGCTTGAATAATCTTCATCTTAGGATTCTTTCCCATCATCCACGCCGGAAACAAAAAGCTGGCAAACTCCGACTTGGTATGTCTCGGGGCCATATTGATTATCAATCTCTTGAGCTCGCCTCTCGCAACACGTTCTAGCTTTTCAGCAATTATTTTGTGGTGACGACCCGCAATAAAATCCGGCCACATATTTTTTACAAAAATTAAAAAGTCCTGTTGGCACTTTTCGTTTTTCTCGATTTGCGCAAGTCGTAACTTGAGCTTTGCCTCTTTCTCAGTCAGATCCATCCGGGGCCCCTAAAAATGCTTAAATTATGGGCATAATATGCACGGTTTTTAGGCAGTTAACAAGAACTCTGTTTCTTGCTTACTTATTAGGCAATGTTTCACGTGAAACATTGTGCGATTTTTTACGTAAATATTCGTGCGAAACATGGCCCTAGCTAACGTCTGCGCAACCGCTGGTAGTGGTTATTTTTTTAAATTTTCTGGGTCTGGATCGACGTAAAATGACCCGATACGCTGGGGCCCCAGCACAAAAAACGTGCCCAGCTGGCGGCGGATCTTGCCCAGCGGCTGGCGGATCTCGAGTCTGGATCTTGGCCAGCTGGCGGCGGATCTTGGATCTGGAACCGTGAACCGTGCACCAGCTGGCGGCGGATCTTGGATCTGGAAGCGCTCGAGCTCGAGCAATGGCCAGCGGCTGGCGGATCTAGGAAAAAATCCTGGTCGGTTTCAGGATAACGGCCAGCTATACGTTTCACCAGCTACGCGGCAGACTGACGGCGGCGTGATTAACTGGCAATTAGACACAAAAAAAGCGGCGCTAAGGCCGCTTTAACTGCACCAGCTGGCGCGGATCTAGTCTATCATTTCAAATTGATCTTCAAGACCGATAAGCGCTTCGTGTTTGCGCGTTTTCTGGCGTACTAGCGACCGTTTTAATAACGTTTTCTTTCCAGTGTGGCCGTCAGTAAATGACAACTGGAAAGTTTTAACGCCGTTTTCTGGATCTTCTTTCACGCTTATATCCAGCGCGCCAAAATGATGTGAATTGATCGCGCTAAAACCTACCTTAATATTCTGCGTGTTGTGCTGGATCACGCCGAATGATTTATTACCAGTTTTCGCGCCGCTATTTCTAGCATAGGCACAAGAATTGATATCGAACCATATAGGGTAATTTCTCATAGTTTTTTCCTTTTCATAGTTATGTTTAAATTGAGTATAAGAAAAAATAGGTTTATTGCAATAGAATAAAAAAAGGCCGCGTTAAGCGGCCTTAATTAATGCACCAGCTGGCGGCGGATCTAATCGAGCGCTTGTCTTTCAGACTTTGCAAAGGATACGCCAGAACGTGCCCAGCTGGCGGCGCTCTCATATTTAGCAAGCGTGTTTAAAAGATCTCTAATTTGATTATGGATCGCGGCGGCTTGATATCTGGCAATAGTCAGATGCTCGAGCACCAGCGGATCACAGTCAGACGCCAGATCGCTAATCTTCACATTAAGCTTGTGCCAAGCAAGTGATATATGTTCGTCCGCTTCTCTCAATTGCTCTTTTGTTTCATAACTAGCCATGTCTAAATTTCCTTAATCTGAATCAAAGCGCTTTCGGTTTCTTGTAACGCTTCCAGATCTTCTTCAGAGAGCGTGTACTGGCTATGCGCTACCGTATGTTCAACACGGCGGCCTAGTTCTTCAGATATCCAGTCTTCAACTTCGGTAATAGTTTTAAATCTTTTTTTGGTCGGATTAGTATCCAGCCAGTCAACTGGATAAATTACTTCGTATTCAATAGTCATAGTTTTACCTTTCATAGTTATGTTTAAATTCAAGTATAGGAAAAAATAGGTTTACGTCAATAACATAAAAAAAAGGCCGCATTAAGCGGCCTTTAATGGTTCATATATAAATGGATCTAAGCGGCTACGGTATCCAATAGCTGGCCAGCCTTACGTTCCAGATCCAGCCTATTATCTTGGTGCGGAATATCGCGTGCTATAGCTGTTATAGCATTGGACGCGTCCCAGATAGTTTTTAATGGTTTTTGTTCTTCGTCACCATGTCGAGAATAAGCGGCCTTAGCCATTCTAGCGGATAGGCCTACGCGCTTTTGAAGAAATTTTAAAGCTTGTTCTTCATCTTCGGCTATTTGCGCATCTTGTGCAGCTTGTATACCGTCCAAAACTTTAGTAGTTGATCCATTGCTAAAGGATCTAAGCGCTGGCTGGGCCTCATCGCTAAAACGCTCCGCCGCGAATTTGGTATGTCTGATAGTGATCTCACTAAAATCTTCAACACCCCATGCGTAGCGATTTTGACAAACGCCGCGCATATACATTGTAGCGATTTTACAGCTCTTAGCGCCTACTTCACTATTTGAGATATAAAAACCCCTAAACACAAGATCAGGTTCACCATTAGGAAGCTTGCCTATTTCAATAGGGTTCAGATCATCTACTAGAAAAATAAAAACGTCCCTATCAGATCCATAGATAGTAGTGCTCTCATTAGTCACGGGCGCAAAAGGATCATAGACGGCCATGCCGTTTTCAGATCCAGTTATATAACCGGGAATTTTAAACTTGGTAGCGGCGGCTATTTCTTGCACGGCGGCTACTATTTCCCAGTCATATATTCGACCGTATTCGGATCCAGTAAGAGCTCTTAACTGGCCTTTTGTAGATTTATAAGATTTTACCAGCTCTTTATTTCTGTTTTCTAATAAACCCCATTTAACACAGTCCGCCGCTAAGGGTGCTGGTAGATCACGCAAATAGCCAGCTGGCGCGCCAGCTAGACTACTGATCTGGCCAAAAGACCAATGAGTAGGAACGGCCTGATGTTCTTGTTTATTCTGATCAGTAAATTCAAGCGTTATCTTACCTTGTCTTATATCGTTTTCATCTACATCACCGTTTATATGTAAATTCTTAACGTTAAGAACGTCCGCTTGCATCATCTGATAATCATTAAACTTGAAATCACGCAATGCTTGCAAAGTTGTAAAGCGTTCATCTGCTGGCCTACGTGCCCAGTTTGAAGCAATTAACCCAGCTTCGCTACTAATACCATGCGTCAAAGCATCTGTTTTATATGTAAATTCATTCATAGTTTTTTCCTTTGTTATGTTAAAAAAAGCGGACTGTTTTACCAGCCCACTTTATTTGTCGCATATATGCCTATACTTTTCAATAATTAATTTTATAAAAAGTTATTTTCTTTCACGCCGCTGTTTAGCCTCTATCCATAAAGACATAATAACCGCTTTGTAATATTGATTTAGTCGATCTTTCTCTTGCTGGATCAGGGCGTCATATTCTTTAACAATGGCTTCTTTATTACCAGCGTCCATAGCGACTTTAGATCTTTTCTTAAATTCATTGATCTTTCCATAAGCGGCTATTTCTGCGAACCTAGCGGCGGAAACACCAGTTTCAGTGCATTGCTTGCAAGATCTACCCTTTGAATAGGGCACTAACGGTTCTGGGTTATTGCCCTCATCGTACCCAGTCTTTTCCTCTGGTAATATGGGCTCTTTACAAAATACACAATGATGTTTTACTTCTTTTAAAGCTGTCATAGTTTTACTCCTTAGTTAGTGACAATCTCTTATAATATACACAATAAAAAAGGCCAGTCAATTACAACTGGCCTTTCGTTTATTTACGGCGGCGGCGGTCTATCCTGCTCCTGTATTCATCATATTTTGATCCATACATAAGACGGCCGAACCAATCAATTAAAAATAATATCTACATCACCCCCTTTCAATCCCATAGATCCCAAGCGTCACACGCTTCCAGACGCAAAGGGCTCTTCCTACCCTTTACGCCATGAAGAACCAGCCTACTTTTGGTTTCTATCCATAATTTTGCTCCGCATGGTCTTGGACGATCTGGCCTGTAAACCATACGCGCATTAGCTGGCAATTCTACTTCCATACAATATTTAGTCTGCGTTTTCTGCCGCCTTGCTTTCTGATCCCAGTAGTCATACTCTACACGAACTACGGGCTCACGCTCTTCACGCTTGTTGTTACGCTGTATGATATTTTTATTTATGTGAATAATTTTCATTGTTTGATCCCCTGTTCTCTAGCGGCGTCTTGCATGATCTGGGTTAGAACTGGCTCCAGCTTTTCATCTAATCTTCGAAACTGGGTATCACCAATCCCACCCCTACAGTAAACGGATACTTTAAAGAATTGATGAAAATGAGAACGTCTATTCATCAAGCCATTATTAAACAGATCATATAATAAATTGCTGGCAACACGAAAGCGCTCCAAATATTTATTTTTAGATCTGCCCTGTGGGATTTTACCATCAAAGGGCACCAGCGCGATAAGCTCGTCGTAAAGACAACTAAACCCCTCATTAACCGCCCAAGAGCTCTTGAATAAATTTAATTGATCCCCGTACATTACTCACCCCCCAAGAACGTACCCGAACCATCATAAGATATTTTAGAAACCCTAACATTTTTTAGAATTTCATGAATATCAGCAAGCTTAATTCTAACGTACTTATACTTTTTAAAAAGTTCAGGGTTAGATAAGGTTTTCATATCAATCTCAGCATCAGAACAAACAGATACAATTTGCAAAAGATTTTTTAAGTCTCTTTGGTTAAGACACACACCCTCAAAGTCGACCATGTAAAATTGCTCAGTCATTTTGGCTCCTCCCACAAATAATCTAATTGGTAAGCGCTGGCGTCCTTAAAGCCACCAGCATTAAATTGATCTAACAATTTGTCATGGACAATAGCTAGTCTGCGCTGGATACGTTCCATTTCACTTTGGTTATACTTGCCCATAAACTCAACTCCATCTAATTGAAGTTCAGTTCTACCGCCAAACTCTTGGATCTCTCCAGCTATTTGCTTAAAGGCCGCACGAAGCGTAGCAATCTGCAAGTAAGTAACCATTTTAAGTGGGGACAGCTTCAGGCTATCCCAGTCAGGTTGTATTGGATCTTCATATTTTGTCATAGTTTTCTCCTGTCTAGTTAGTGACAATATCGCATAGATAAACTATTAGACTGGACAAATCAAGTAAAAAATTTTATCCCATTGAAAAGGTTGTTTACCTTTGAACTCTGGCTTGACCTTATCCAAACCGTCCATCTTCAGATCTACAGCGTCAGAACCCTTAAACAAATAGATCTCTGCTACATCAGACGGCGTAGGTTGTTTCTTCACCAGTACCCAGCACGAACCCTTCCCGTGTCTGGTTAACCACGCTACTTGTGACGGACGTAAATCTACTTTATTGCTTGTGGTATATTTAAGCTCTACAAAATGAAAAGCACCCAGCTGGTC